GAATCACAGGAACGCAGGCCACGCCAGCCGCGCGGACAAGGGACGCCGGCACAAGTCGAAACCGGCGCATTCGAGGACGACGACATTCCGTTCTAGCCCACTGGATCGCATAGCGCAGCGCGTCCGCTGGAATGAGTAGTTAGCCTGAAAAGGAACAACGATGAACCCGATAGCACGATACAAGCGGTGGAAGCTCTGGCGCGATGCAGCGAAAGCATGGCGTGCTGCCGGACTTGGAACGATGCGATATGTCTGGCACGTGGGTGGCGCGCGCATTGAGTTCAGCGCGCCTGACGCGAAAGACCTTCGAGACTTGCAAAAGGTTGTGAGCCATTTTGCTGATGTGCTGCAAGAACTACTTGATCGCAAGATTACCGTAGAGCCAGATTTCGAAGGCTAACGGTTGAGTTGTGCGGCGCGAGCTTGCGAGCGTCCGAACGAACGAATGGTTAGACCGAGGACACGACGATGAGCGAACAACCGAAGTGCGAAGTGTGCGGTGAGCCGATGCCGGAAGGCGAGCAGATGTTTAAGTTTCACGGTTATAGCGGACCATGCCCGAAGCCACCGCTGCCGAAGCCTCAATGGGTGGTGCATGTAATCGGGCCTGACGACGTGCACCCTCAGCCTGACGAATTGACCGCGCTGCGCGAAGCAAACGCCCTGAACAAGGCGCTCGCACGGCGCGAACGGAGCGAGCTCGATCCATTTTGCATGGCGGTTGTAAAAGACCGAACAACCGAAGAGGTCTAACGGCCAAGGTAACCGGAGCGAGCCCGCAGGGTGAGCTTCCGGTTGACCGCAGAGTTAGGCGTAACCAACGAGAGAGACGAACGATGGATAAGCAAATTCGATATGCGAAGCGGGTTGTTTTTAGCACCGACGACTCTGCCGTACCTGTACAGATCGTTTGGCCTGATCCGCTTAGCGCGGAGGAGATTCAAGACCTTGAGGAGTTTTTGCAACTGTGGATGCGGGGGCTGAAGCGGCGGCTCGCTCATGTGCCAGCGCCGCCAATTACAGAGCCCGCCCCCAATGAAGCCTAACACCCGAATTTAGTTGCGCGAGTGAGCGTCAACTGAGATGAGAAGTTAAAACTCACGAGGTGGAGAGATGGACAAACCCACAAAAGTAACGATGGAATGCACTGCCGACGGCTACGCAATCTCGGTGTTTGCCGGCGAACGCTGCATAGCCAAACGCAGCTCGACAATGAAAAGCGTGGGCGAAGCGAAAGACGACCAGAAAGCAGACTGGTACGAGACGCTGCCCGATTTCGATGAGCTGGCCGAAGAATTGGATGGGCTGACGTTCGGGCCGTTCGGGATTTCCGGCGAGTTGCGAAAGCTGCGTGAGTTCTAACACCTGAATTGAGCCGGCGCGCAGCCGGACACACAACTGCCGGGCAGCTACGAAGCGCGCTCGGCTCCAATGAGTTGTTATACGGCGACAGCGAGGAAACATGGCTGAGAAAGTGACAATCGGGAATGCGGAACTCTGGCACGGCGACTGCCGGGAAGTGCTGCCGCTTTTGCCGCGCGCCGACCTGATAGTGACAGACCCGCCATATGGAATTGGCTACGCCGCGAATCCGATTGTTGGCAAGGGGAAGAAAGCCAGCAATCACGAAGGTAAGGCATGGGATGACGAAGTGCCGCCAGCTTGGCTCTTTGGCTTGATGCAGGAGAAGGCGAGTCATCTTGTGATATGGGGTGGGAATTACTACGACCTGCCGCAAACGCGTGGCTGGATGTCATGGTTCAAGCCGGATGCACCCCCAAGCATGGGAAATTTTGAACTGGCGTGGACTTCATTTGATCGACCGGCCCGCCAGCTTTCCGTTTCGATCGGAGAAACCAACCCGGAGCGAGTTGGGCACCCAACGCAAAAGCCGCTGCGCCTAATCGAGTGGTGCGTCGGGTCAGTGCCAGGCGCGCAGACGTGCATTGATCCGTTCATGGGAAGCGGCACAACTGGCGTGGCCTGCGTCCGGCTTGGCTTGAAGTTTGTTGGGATTGAACGCGAGCGCAAGTATTTCGACATTGCTTGTCGCCGTATTGAGGATGAGCAGCGGCAATGCCGGTTAGCCGTATAACACTTGAGTTAAGCCGGGTCACGGAGTGACCTCGGCTTGAACGAATTGTTAGCCATCACATCACGGAAGGAGCGAAATGGAATACATGGCAGCGCAGATGGACAGCCAGATTGAAGGCGCACAAAGCGAGAACGAGCGACTGCTGAGCGAGGCAGACGCGCTCCGCGAGATGGTCGGGTGGGCCTACGGAAAGCTGCACATGCAGAACTACAGCAAGCTGGACGATGCCTTGATGCTCGACAGGATGAAGCTGGTGTTGGAGTACGGGGTTTTGTGACGGCTAACGTTGGAGGTAAGTCGTGAGAACGAGCGCAGCGAGTGAGCATCGGCTTGACCGACTAGTTGGGCGGCTAGTGCTGCGCTGCCCGAAGTGCGGCAAGCAGAAAACCACGAAGCGGCAACCAGAGGATTACCCGGAAGCCGTGCGGATGGAGATTGTTTGCCCGAAGTGCGACGACGGAGACTTCCACGAGCCGTTCTATTACGACGCAGATGGAACCCATATAACCCGCGATCCTTCACCGGAGAAATGAATGATGGGGACGAAAGAGACAATGATGCAACTTGCGCCGGACGTGCCATTCCCGTGGCGCCTTGGCGAAGGGATAGATGCGCACCTCATCTTTGATGCGAAAGGCGACCCGATCGCGGAGTTCTACGGCCCAGCCAAAGAACGGGCGCAGGCAATGAGTGCAGTCGTTTGCGCCGTCAATACCTTGGCCGGCTACAGAGCAGAGATTGTGCCGCCCAACAACAATTCGACGGAGCGTTGAAGGTCTGCAATGTATCCGCGCATTGATTCATATCGCGCGGTGATCGATGGCCGCGAGTGGAAGGCAAGCGTGGGCTGGTCGCGCGTCCTGGACGGTCTGCGCCGCGCATTGCCGCGCTTGGCGAGTCCGAGACATTTTGGAGAATGATATGGACAGTGAATTGGTGAAGGCTGAGCTGGACGATTTGCCGGCGCTACAGGCGATTGCATTTTTCGAGATGTATGTCGGCTGCGGTACTGAGCCGAAATTGCCGCCGCTGTTTGTCGAACATTTCCAGACCGTTGCCGAGAGTCACAAGCGCCTCTCCAGCCGCGTGAAGGAACTGGAGCGGGAGAATGCGGAGTTGCGCAACGACAAAACGCAACTAGACAAAGCGTGCCGTCAACACCTCACGCGAGCACTGGAGAACGGACAGGCAGCGCAACGCGCCGAGTCCGAATTGGCCGCGCTTCGCAAGAGGATTGCTGAGGCTCCGACCCACGTCGCCGAATGGACGCTGGCGTACGGCCTGACATTCAACGATGCGGACGGGACGCTCGACGGCCATCGCGTCGCCCTGCTCGACATGGGGAAGGAGGGGTGATGGATAACTACACGCGCGAGGACTTGGAGGATGACGTGCGCTGCGCTGCGTATCGGTTGAGAGAGTACATGCGAGCTGCTGCAATCATTCTCAAATGCTCGCCGCGATCCAAACGGGTTATCGCCATCGGCACGCCGGCAGAAATTCGCGCGCTGCTTGATGCGAAGGACAACGCGCAGTGAGCGAGCGCGATGACCCATGGCTGTCGCGTGTCGCGGTCGAGCACTTGACCGGCACTCGCTGGCGGCGGCTGCAATGCGAGCGCCTGCGCGCGATGGGCGTTCCGTTCAAGCCAAACGCCGTGGGGCTGCCGCTGGTGGAGGCGTCGCTGTTCTTGACGAACGAGCCCGTTCGCCTGCATCGTTCGCCGGATTGGGGGAAGGTCAAGCGTGGGAAGGCGGCGAAAGCACAACCGGCACCTGCCGCAGCGAATGATGATGCGGCGCGGCGCGTACTACCTTTTGGCCTACGCCGAGGGTAAGCAGCGCTGGATACCGCTGGGCCGTGACTACTCCGAAGCCCTGCACAAATACGCGGAAGTCGAGCGCGGCGAGCCCGTGCCACTGCACACCGTTTCCGGACTGCTCTCGGCCTATATAGCCGACCGCACGCTCACGCTCTCCCCGAAAACCCTACTGGACTATCGGCTACAGGCCGACCAACTGAACGCGGTGTTCGGCGATCTGCGGCTTGCGGACGTGCGCCGCCCGGATGTTGCCCGCTATTTGAGCCTGCGCGGGAATGTCGCCGGCAACCGTGAGCGGGATCTGTTTCGCGCCGCGTGGAACTGGTCGCTCAATTCAGGATTGACCGAAGCGTCGAACCCCATGGCGGGAATGCGCGTGCGCAACCCAGAGGGCAAGCGCAAGGCGACGCTGGGATACGTGGAGGATGCCACCTTCCGTAAGCTGGACGAGCAGGCCAATCCGACGCTGCAGATGCTGCTGCGGTTTCTGTATCTGACCGGCATGCGGATCGGGGATGCACTGGCGCTGGACATCAGCGCAGGCGGCCAGGAAGGAATTGCGTGGCGTACCGGCAAGACTGGTCGGCCCATGCTGGTCGCCTGGTCGCCGGAATTGGAGCGCACGTGGCAGGCTGCCGCAAATGGCCGCGAGGTCGGGCCTTTGTTCGTGAACCGGAAGGGTAAGCGCTACAGCTTGGACGGCATCGAGACGATGTTCGCCAGACTGCGCAGGAAGGCCAAGGTGGCCGGCGTCACCCTGCACGGCATCCGCGCCAAGGCGGCAGACGACGTTGAACTGGCGCACGCTCAGGCGCTTCTAGGCCACGCCGATTCAGGGGTTACCCAACGCCACTATCGGCGCAAGGTGCGGGCGGTGAAGCCGACGCGATAAAGACGCGCGAAACCGTAATGGACACATGAACCCGTCAGTACAGATTCAAGTCATTGATTTAATGGTGCCGCTTGTCCGACTCGAACGGACGACCTACTGATTACAAATCAGTTGGCTTGTTTCACGTGGAACCGTTATGGCGAAAGGCTTTCAGGCATCCCCTAGCGTCCATAATCCAATCCGGAAGCGCCTCTGAAACCCGCATTCTGTCGTGTGTCAAAGTCGCGGTAATGGACGCATGAACGAACCCTTCGGAGTTTCCGAATAGTTCGCCTGACTTCCGGGGCGCGATCAGGATCGCCGATCAGAGGGTGCGCGTCTGTCGGCGCGTGGATCGGCGGGGTGTAGGGATGGGACTACGGTAACGCCCAACGCGCGCGCCACCATGCCCGCAGGACGCGGCGTTTCACGGGCTTGCCTTGTGCGGGTTGGGCGCGTGCTCGGCCATCGTGTCGGCGGCACGATAGAGCATCTTAGCCAGCTCCGCCTCGTAACCTGCGGGACACACGATCACGCAATCGCTCGTCCCGTCTGCGCGGATGAGTGCGCTTAGCACGCCATGCTTGCCGTAGGTCTGCACCAGGTCGTGCGAGACGCTATCGAGCTTGGTGGCGACTGCGTTCATGGGCATCTCATTTCGTCACTGGCGCTTTGCATGCATTCGGCGGAGCCGTCCAACAGCCCATGCGAACGCCCCAACAGTCATAGGCCAGCACCGCGCGCTTATCCTTGTCCGCCATGACATCGCGGTGATCGAGGATCATTTCGTGCTGGTCAAGGCACGGGTTGTAAGCCGGCGCTTTGTCAGTCTGTGAAGCCGTCGTTGCGCAGCTCGGCACCAGCAGTGCCAACAGGATCAGCATCAATGCGCGTGATGCCGTCCACCGGCTTGAGCTTTGCCACCTGTTCGTCAACATCGTTGCGTACCTCAGTTGCGTGTATTTCATGGGCCTGCACGGCAACGGTTTGTTCCGCCGTATCCGCCCGCGCGGTTTCAGATGCCAGCTTCTTGCGTTGCAGGTAGCCGCCGATCCAGCCGGCGAACCAGCCGAGAGCGGCTTTCAGGATCATGGACAGGATTGTTTTCATGACGACGACACGGGCAGGATGCCCTTCAGGGTCAGGATCAGGTTCGGATCGGACGTGGCGCAGGTGATCGCTGCCAGATACCAGCAGGAGTTCAGCCCGACTTGGGCTATTGCCTGCACGCAATGGTTCGCTGCGATCGTCACGGTGCCGAGAACGACCTGTGTGCTGTTGATGAGCGCCCCGGTCACGACTTGATCTTTGGCGGGATCGTCGCCGCGCTGCATGGTGATCTGCGTGGAGATGATGCTGGTGAGCGTGACGCCAGTGGGCAAGTCTGCCGTGGCGTCGAAGGTCAGCACCACGGTTTCGCGCGGGTCTTTGGTGTCGAAAATGGGCGTCATGTTGGGATCGCTCAGGATGTAGAACGAGCGCGCGGGAAGCTGCGCGTAGAAGGATCGGGGAGGAAGGCTTGCGTAGAACGGGCGTACCGGCAGGGCTACGTAGTAGCGGCCGTCCGGCGCGTAACCAACCTCAGGTGTTGCGGATGCCGTGAACGACAGATCGGCCTCGCCGCCGATAGAGATGATCGAGGTCGGTGAGCCGCTCGCTGTCCACAACAGGCTTGCGTCACCGGCCAGACTTCCGATGCCGTTGAGCGTGCCCGCAGAGGAGAATGCGAGAGGCGATGCACCTGCCAGCTTTCCTACGGCTGCTGGGGTAGCCGTCGCAATGAACGCAAGCGGTGCGGTGCCGGCGATAGCGGCTTGCGCCTGAGGCGTTGCGGTGGCTGTAAATGAGAGGTTGGCCGCGCCACCGAGATTGAAGCTATTCGTCGCAGTGCCGGACGCCGTGAACGTCAGGTTCGAGGAACCCGCCAGCGCTCCGGTTGCTTGGGGCGCAGCACTGGCGGTAAGGGCGAGATTCGATGTTCCGACCAGCGCGCCGGTTCCAGTGGCGGTTCCTGTCGCCGCAAGGGACAGGTTGGCCGAGCCACTCAGTGCGCCAGCCGCAGCGATTACTGCAGATGTCGCCAACGCCAGCCCCGCGTTGCCGATCAGTGCGCCAATCAGCGATCCCGTGGCGGTCGCCGTGAATGCAAGATCGGCAGTACCGGCAAGCCCTGGCGTCGTGCTCGCCGGGACAAGCGCAATGGCATGGCTGGCACTTGCAACCGCGCTAGCTACCGTGAAACTGCTCGCGCCACTCGATGCAGCCGACGCCAGTGAGCCATCGCCCATCTGCGGCTCGACGCTTTCCCGTGTGGCAAGCCCGGATAGCGTCGCGTTGACGATGGATGACTGCGGCGATGCGGCCGCATAACCGGATAGCACGACAAGCCGATTCGTGCCGAGCGTGGTAATGGCGGGAATGTTGACTGTCGTGCTGGAAGCATTCTGTTGTCCGGCACCAGCTTCAGTGGGATCGCCTGAAGCTACACATCCACTGTAGGCTGCAATGACGGCAGTGATTTGGCCCGACTGCGTGGCTGAAAAGCTCAGCGTCCCCGCCGCACTCGCCCGTTGCCAGTAGACGTTGTAGAACGGAGCAGCTGTTGAGGTCGGACAGCCGGCACAAAGCGTCCATCCGCTTGGTGTGGCGGGATTGCCGCTCGTTGCTTGAACAAACGCGAGGCAAATATCCCCAACCGCCAAGACAGGGGATGTGGCCGTTATGCCACCGGAAGCGGTGCCGCTAACGCGGGTTCCAATCGCCTTGAAAGCGGGAGCGGTCACGGGCTAAATCAGCTCACGGTGCCGCTGAGCTGTCCCACACCAAAGCTCGGCGTGATGCCGTTGGAGACCGCAAGGCTGCTAGTCAATGCACCAAACAACAGAATCTCGCCGGTGCCGGTCGAAGACGTGCCGATGCTGAAATACGTCTCGGTTTCCGATCCGGCTGTACAAGCCGGGAACGTGATCGCTGCGGTATTGCTGTAGGCATTGCCGGTGATAGACCAGCCACCGCTGGTGCGCGCAACAGCCACGCGCGCATAGCCGGTATACGCAGCCTCGCTGGTGCTCTGGTTGCCGCTGACGCCGGGGCTTGCGGTGTGCAGAGCGATGTACAGGGACCCTGCCACTGTGGAAGGTTGCAGGCCGCCGACATTGCCGATGTTGGCGAGCGCGGTGTTCTGCAACAAAAGATCGAGCAGGCCCGTGGAAAATGTGGTGGAAGCACCCATGATGAAATCCTCGTTGGTGAAATCGCGGGCAAAAAAAACCGCCACGAGGGCGGGTCTGGATAATGCATTTTTGAAGGATCAGGCCGATCCTTCGATGATGGCCTTCAGATGGATGATCGTGTGCGAGATGTTGTTAAGTGATGCATCGAAGAAATCAATGGTGAAGGTGTAATTCCGATCTTCCGTTCCAGCACTGGGGCCAACCGACTGGGTTGTGTAGTGTGCATCCGGATTGGTGGAAATCAGTTGTGGTGTCGTGGCGGCGTTGCTGGTTGTGCCGAACGCGTCGGTGGAGCCGGTATCCACTGTAAAGCTACCCCAAGTGAATTGGACCTTGACCGACCCGCTTGGTACTGGGCCACTGGCAAGCGTTGTGGGGCTGCTTGCAGAATCCGTACCGTACACAATATACGTCGTGCCGCTCGTGATCTGGAATCCGATGGTTGAATTGCCCGTCAAGGAAACGACTTGATGAAAATGCGTATAGGTGCTGCCATTGATCGGTAGCGCGTAACTGGCCGTTCCAATCTTGGCGTAAAGCGTGTTGAGATCAGCGCCTTCCGAATCAATGCCGGTCGCAGCCGCCGCGCTTCCATAGATTATGTTCGCGTAGATATTGCTGGTGTCGTTACCTGCCTCGGCTATACCAGCCGCACGCGCTTTCGTGGTGCCGGCAACATAGGGGTCGAATATGCTCGACAGCGGCACCCCCTTGGATTGGATTGGCGAGGTCACCAGATCGCCTCCAGCAAGCGGCGCACGAAGCCACGCTTGCGCGGTTCGATCCTCGCGTTCGCCAGCGAACGCTCCAGTTTCTCCACGCGACTAGTCAAGCGATCCACTTCCTGCGAAGCCCACACCGCCTGCTCGTAAGCGAGCGAGGTCATATCCACGCTCAGGCGCGTCTTGCCGTCCACTTCAAACGTGCCGACATACTCCGGGCGATGCTTGCGCAGCGATTGCGCGATCACGCCGCGGCCTTTGGAGCCATCGGCGTTGCGGATGAAGCTCACGTAGCGCACGAGCCGGTGTAGCGGGAGCGGTTGCGCCTTGCGGATGTTGTGCTTCAGGCGGCGATCAGAACCCGTGGCGTTGGAGGTGGTGCAAGTTAGAGTTCCTGCAAACGTGCCGTTTCCGGAATCATCAATCGTCAACAGAGCTCCAGTACCGGCGTTGTTTACGATGCTGAAATTCCCAATGGCGTTGCAGCGTATGTATTTATTCGTTGGCGTGGATCCACCCCCAACGAGCTTGACGTTCGCACCCGCCGAACCCGCGTCAGTGATCGTGAGTGATCCATTACTTCCGGATGTAGTGACCCCCACGTTGTTGGTGAAGGTTTTGGATCCGGTGATAGTTTCTGTTCCGGCGATGTGCACCACGCTAACGTCATTGGCCGCGACATATCCAAGTGCGTCATCCACGTCAGTGAGCGTAAGCGTTACCGCTCCCGTGCGCGTGTTGAAAGATGTGACGCCGGTTCCGGACGCGAAACTCTCCATCTGCCCAGCAGTCGGGCCGCTGAAGACATAATCTCCGGCAAGCCATGCGCTGGCACTGGTTCCCTCTTGCCCGCGCACTACGGTCAACGTCGCGCCAGAAACCGCCGTGGCGTAGACGATCTCGTACACCCCGCGAGTCGCAGCATCGTTCAGCGTGATCGCCAAGTACGATCCGCCAGGGATGGAGGCCGGAAGATTGGCGGAACTCGACAAGGTGATGGATGTGGCGGACGAAGAAATGCCCGACGCCAACGTCGTGTTGACGTTGTTCGCAAAGACAAAGGTGGTCATGGTTTACCCTGCGGAGATGGCGATAACGCCAGCGTTGTTCCAAAGGTGATTGACCACATGCGGGTCAGTCAGAGGCAGATTGCCGCCGCCCAAAGCGCGCAAGGCGTCGGGCGTGATGCTTCCGTACAACACAGCGGGCGCGGTTGGGTTGGGGGTGATTCCCGCAACGACTCCAATGCTTCCCCCGTCATACCAAACCGAACCCGGCGCAAGTCCCGTGGCGGAAGACGGGTAATTGAGCGCCATCGGCAAGTGCAGCGCGCCCGATACATTCGAGAACACTACGTTTGCAAAGCTCATGGTGTACTGGAATGGAAAGGCCAGAGCGCCGTTGGCATAGGCCAGTTGCAAGTCCGAGTAAATCTGGCTCGCAAAATACGAAACGGTAAACACGCCGGCCGAGACAGTGATGGAAGGCTCGGAATCCAGTACGTCGAAATCAGATCCCGCAACGCCATTGATGAAGCGGGCGATTCGGTTCTTCAGCCATTGCAGGCAAAAAACCTGCCCGTCGCCTTTGTACAGATTCCACGTCAGCACGCGCTTGTAAATGTCGTCGTTTGCGGTCGTTGCCGTGCCTGAAGCGCTGTAGGCCAGATAGTTATAGGGAACGGTGTCGTAAGCCTGCTCGTCGTAGCCAGCCTCAATAATGACCTGGGACGAAGCCAGCACCGGACGCGGCATTCCATAGATGCCCTGCCCGATCCAATCCAGCAGCGATCCGCTGATGTTGTCGGACGTATAGACCGACAAGGGCGTCTGATTGAACCAGTCCAGGTAGCCTTGTGTGATGGTGTTGTAGGAGGCGACGAAGGCTTGCAAGTCCTCGTCGTCGGAATATTCCTGATACAAATAGCTCGGGATCACCGCCTGCAAGGGCAGTGACTGGAAGGACTCGGTTTGCATGGATCAGCCCTGCGTGACCGTGACGGCGGTTGCGCTGCAACTGAAGTAGCCTTCCGGGTCGGAGGCGATGATGCTGGTTCCGGCCGAGGGAGAAACCGTGACGCCGTTGATCGTGACGACAAAGGTCAGTGTCGTGATGTTGGGTTGCGAGATCACCGAAGCGACGGCGTTCTGAAACACCGCCGTCATTTCCAGAAGATTGATCGGCTGGCCCACGAAAATGGAATTGATGTAGGACTGGATTGCGGGAGCTGCGAGCTGGTTGACCGAAGTACCGGCGGTGAAGCTCGGGAGCGTGGTATTCCACGTGACCGCGACCGTGACAACTTGCGCCGGAGGATTGACGAAGGTGATGTTGTAGGTGTTCGGTTCCTGATACACCGAAACCGACACGTCACGGGGATTGGGAGAGAACTTCGCGCCCGAAGTGTAGGAACCGAATGTCGTTCCGTTCGTGGTCGTGGTGATGGATGTTCCGGAAACCGAGGCCACGGTGTAAGTCAGGTTGTAGGCCGAGGGCGTAGCGCCCGCCACGGTGAAGGTCTGCCCCGCCGTGAGGTTGCTGTTGTAGTTCGTGGTGACCACAACCGGGTTTGCCGCCGTCATGGCGGTAATTCCAAGAGCCGATCCTTTGAGCGTGGAGATGTCCGGAACCGCCTTCAGGATTGCGCCCGCCACCGAGAACGAGTCACCGCCCCCGCACACTACTTGCCATCCGCCCGTGACCTGGTTGACTGACACGCGCTGCTGCTGCACTCCAGTGATCCCGTACAGCAGGCCCTTGAGGTAGGCGGGGGTTCCGGTGGAGTTGCCCTGAAACTCTTGCAGGATGCGCGAGCGGTAGGATTGAACCGATTCTGAGGACGCGGCGGGCGTACCAGCTTCCGGATTGGTTACCGTGATCGTGTATCCGGACGGAACCGAAGTCACCAGTTGCGTCACTGATCCCGCCGGAATGGCGAAGATGTTGGAATTGGTCGCGACCGCGAAAAGCTGGGGAGATGTACCGCCGGAACCGATCACTCCGCCATCTTGCAAAACGTACTGATTCGATCCGTCCGAAACCGTGAAACCGGCCGGAAGCACATATCCCGCCGGACCCGAGAACACCACGAACACGCTGGCGTTGGTCGGCGTTCCCTGCGGGATACCGAACATGGTCCCCTGTTGGGCCAAAACGTAGGCGTTTGCCCCGTAAGGAGTGACCGCATTGATCGCATCCACCCGCGCTTGGTCGATCAGCGTCAAGGCCCCAACATCGGTCGAGGACACGTCTTCGATCAGCGATCCCGGAAGGTTCGCGGTGTAGTCGGGATTGGTAGCCGCGACGTTGCTGATGAGTGTCTGTTGCAGGGTAGCGGGAGGCGTCGGAACCGGTCCGGACGCGCTCATCACCAGAGGGATCGTGCTCATGTCGGGATTGAGGTTCCAATGACCGCCCCGCTATGAGTGGTAGCGGTGACGTTGTAGACGGGCGGAAAGGCGTTCGGAACACGGGTGATGACCAGGGACGCGAAGTTGGGCGCAAACTGGGTCTGCGTCTGCATCGTGTAGTAGTCGGGGAACACCTGCGTCATGATCGTCTGGTATTGGGGAATGCCGTAGTTGGCGAAGAATGGAGACTCACCGAGATTGAGCTTCAAGGTCTGCGCGAGCGTGGTTAGCCAAACCGAGTCGTTGTTGCCATTCGCGTCGGTGTTGACCTGCACCCATGTCTTGGTGCCGTCCTCGTTGGTAATGCGTCCATAGGTGCGCATGATCAGGTCCCGGAAACCGGAGGCCCGGACGTACCGCTGCCGGTAGTGACTCCGCTATGGTCGTGGGTGGAGAGCTTCACGTTATTGCCCTTCACTTCGCCCGTGAACGTGGCAGTGCTGTTGCCGGTCACCGCGCCGTGGAAGGCAATCCCGCTTGAGTTGATCGTTATCGAGCTCCCGCCCGCCGTGAGCGTGATACTCGTGTTGTTGATGGCAATCGTGTTATTGCCGTAGGTGACGGTCGTGCCGTCCTGATCCGTGACGATGCTGGAAGTGTTGCTTCCTTCCGTGGCCCGTATGATTGCCCCGTTCGGGCCCTCAATCTGCGCCGCGTTCTGGTCAATCGGAGGGTCGTTCTTGTTGCTGACTGGAACGAATACCAGGGCGGCCAAGTTATGCGGTCGCGAGAGCGTTGGAGTTCCACCGCCCAGCCCGGAGATCGCGCCGAGATAGGCGTCCGCCGGAACCGTCCAGCCTTTGTCGCCCACCTGAGTCGGCATCCTGATCCAGTTGCTTTCAGCCTTCGGGATCGTGATGTTCGGCAACGTGATTGAAGAAGTAACCTCGAAAGCTACGGTTACGATCGCGCCGTTCACCGCTGTAACGCGGCACGGCAATGCCCTGCCAGTGTTCTGGATAAGCGTGCGCGCACGGTTGATCGCAATCCGGTTCAGGCAATCCTGCAACCAGAGTTTTTTGAAATTGTCGGCCATTCAGAGCTGCAAACAGTTGCAGACCGTCGCCCATTCGCCCGCATCGGAGCTGCGGAAGTTGCCGATATGGCGAAGTTGGGTGATCTGGAAGTCCTGAGTAAACGTGGACTTGTATTTGTAGGAAGACGGCATGGATTGCGCGGTTGTGGTCACCGATCCAGGGGCGCCCACGAAGCCCTTAGGCATCTTGATCTTGGAACCGAACTGCAAGTCTGCACGCATTACGGTGCTGATCTGCATGGTGTTGGGATCAATCCACGTCGGCTGGCCGATTAGGTCATTGAAATTGATCTGGATCGCGTCCGGTGAATAGGTCGAGTCCTGCACGAGTATCTTGCCGTTCTGGATTGTGATCGCCACTCCGACAGGACCACTGGACTTGCTAAGCGTGTATTCCGCGATTTGCTCGGAAATTCCGTCCAGCGTGTAGCTGTAAGCGGGCAAGTCCTGATCGGCGACCCAGTCATCACTGATGTTGATCGAGATCGGCATCGGCGTTTTAGTGTAGGCCGTGGTCAACATCTGATTGATGGCGTCGGACAGCTTCTGACCCTTGGTCCAATTCAGCACGAAGTTTCCGGGCGTGCTGTAGTCGAAAACTGCCGGGTTCAGCACGAAGTCAAGCGTCATCTCCGTACCGACCCAGTTCCCGAACGACTGGAATATTTGCCCCTGCATGATCGTGCCTTGCTGGGCCTTTGTTTCCAGAGGCAACCCTCCGCCCATTCCAGCTTTGAGAGTGACATTCATGCCCGCGAATTGCTGGGCCTCAGACAGATCGGAAAGCGAGATGCCTTCGATCGTGATCATGGGCTGACCGACCGGAGAGGACTGCTCTGAGATGATCATGTCGAACATGATGTTCAGCGCGCCAGGATCGGGCTTCCCGTTCGGGTACGAAGTCCACTTGCGGAAAGGCGTCGAAGATCCCTGCTGCGTCACCGTGAGTTCGTAGTACCTCATGGCGTCTGCTCGAAGTTCCCGGTGTCCTCGCGATAGAGCAAGGTCGAGGACGCGAAGATGCCGGGAGCCAGAGGAATGTCGGTCGTCAGTGGCGAGCCGATCAGCGGACCATTCCAGATCACGTTGCCGGCCTGATCCGTAAGCGTGAAATACCAGCGTTGCCCGTATACGTTCCATGTGGCCGCGCCGTTGTAGACCGACCCGTCCAGCGTGAACACCGCAGAGAATGGCGGCGCAAGCTGATTGTTGGGCTGGAACGCGATCAGGGTCGTCATATCGGCTGCGACAGGAAGTTGGTTACGTTCGCAACCTGCTGCGGTACACCGGACAACGCGCCTTGCGAGGACACGCCGGACAACCCGGACCAACTAGACCCGGCAGGCTGACCGCCCGCGATCTTGCTCATGAGTCCGTTCTGGGACGCCTGAGCCTGTTGCTGGGTGATCAGCGGCTGCACGAAGTCCAGTTGCCACATGATTTGCTGTTGTCGCGTCTCGCCCGAAGTGATGTCCGTCATCGCCACCATGATGCAATTGGTGTAGACGTAGCTCGGCGTGGCGATGCTGTAGGTGCCTCCGGCCGCGTTGTGCGAGGCCAGAGATTGCTGCAACGCGGTGAAGATCGCGAGCTTGGTCAGATACCCGCCGCCGCTCTTGACAGGGGCGATCATCTGCAAGCTGATGTTCAGCGGTTGGCGGATGATGGCATTCGCCGCCACGTCCTGATTGGCGAACGGATAAGTCCCAATCGCATTGGAAATGACCGTGGAACCCGGCATCGGAACGAACCGGGCGTAAAAGTCATCCAAGCTGAACCCATTGGTCAGCGCCCCTTGTGCAAACGCCGCCGCCTGTCCCATTAGCGCTATGATCGGCAAAGCAGAGCCGTTGGTATTCGCCACTGACCCGCCGGTCAGGATGATGGGCGAAACCTGGAACGCGATGTCATAGGCTGATCGCGCGGCACTGGTGAGGAAATTGGTCACGCCTGGCCTCGGTGAGGGGGAATCCAAATGCGAAAGCTTTTATTTCTAGTGCTGCTCTGTTTGCCGTGCGTCACTCTTGCCCAGAGCGCAGAGGAACAAGTTGAAAACATCGCGCAACGCATCCCCATGCCTATGGACTGCAACGGCACGGAAGCCACGACCATCATGAAAATGTGGCTCTCAGATCAGTACAACGTCGGAGATGATGAGGTGCAATTAGGTTTCTGGGCACCTCCTCAGCCCCCGCAAGATGGTCGCGTCGGTCTTGTGCTGCTATGCAGATACGAAATACGCATCCACGGGATGCCCACTTTTGACGGCACCGCACTCTTTCAATCCAGTGCAGACGGCAAGCGGTTTGGCGGCGTGACTTTCACCCCGCGCGCCGGCATTTAGTCAGCGCGCCGCATTCGCCTGCATCGCCACCCTTGACGATGTGGGCGTGGTGCTGGTGATCTCGATCTTCACCGGCTGCGCGGTATTGCGCGCAATCTGTTGCAGGATCGGAAGATCGCGGCCAACCATGTTTCCCTCAAAGGAGGCTATCTCTCGGCGCGTCTCGCGCGGGAGATACGCTTTCCAGTCGTCGCCATGGTGCTTGGCGTAGAAGTCCTTGAAGTTCCCCGGCCCGAAGTTGTAGGCCGCGAGCGCCATCTCCATATTCTCTTTGCCCGACGCTCCGGGTTTCAGCTTGCGCACGAAGGCGCGCATCTGCGCCAGATACTTAGCGCCCCCCAGCTCGTTCTGGATCGGGTCGTAGGGGTCGGTTACGCCCAACCCCTTTGCGGTATCCGGCATGAGCTGGAACAGACCCATAGCCCCCTTGCCGGAAAGCGCATTGGCGCGTCCCGAGGACTCGGTTTGCTTCAATGCCGCCAAGGTTCCGGGCTTGAACCCAAGGCTTTTCTCCAGAGCGCTTTCCTGCGCCTTGGTCATGGGCTTGCCATGCGCTCCTACGCCGCCGGCTACCGGCGCGCCCAGAGCGGCGCGTGCTGCCGCCTTGTCGGTAACGGAGTAGTCCCCGGTAAGGGCCTCCAAGTAAGTGGCATTCTTATGCTTGCTGCTGTCTCCAGCCAAAGCCTTGACATAAGCGTCGGCGGATTTTGAGTGGATCGTCTTGATGGGATGCGCGATCTTGTGAATAAGATCAGCGAGGTCACTAAGCGCCGATCCGAATTTCTTCACATCCGCCATGGCCTTTCCAGAACTCAGATAGGCGGTGAACTCATCCAGACCCTTTTTGATGACGTCCACGTTCTTTTGCGAGAACAAGCCATTCAGAAGGATTTCGGCGTCCTTGCCGATATTCGTAACGAGGCCGCCAAGCGATGGCCCCAGCTTAGATAGGTGCTGCGAGAGATTCGTTTCCAGAGACTTGCCGGCAGCCTCTATTTGGTACTGGAAGTTGCGCAACCCATTCAGCGCGGCATCGGAATAGTTGAAGCGATTGCGGTCGCCGCTAAACCTTCGACTGGCGTCAGACAGATCGCTGTCGGGCGTCACCCCGATCCGCTCAACATCCTCCACACCCAGCCCCGCAGCCTGGAATCCCATCATGGCTGCCGCCTGCTGCGACATCATGGCGGGGTTGTTCTTGTTCTGCCGGTAATAGTCGTGCGCGCGCTGCACCATCACTTGCGAGAGCGCAACCGGGTCCATTCCTTGGACCTGATCAGGACTCAACCCCGCCGCAAACCCCAACACGCCCAGCTTGCTCAGATCATGCTGTGCGCCGAACACGCTATTGGGCAGGTTTTCGGGCGCGATCTGCCGGTAGTCGGTCCCGAACGCGCGCAGCTCACCGGGTGAGACGCCAATCCCGCGCGCACCACGTGCGGCACTCAGCGCCGATCCCGCCAGCTTGTCGATCCCGAACAAGGATCCCGCGAACAACCCGACGCCCCACGCGCCCATCTTCAGCACGAACTTGCCGATGCCGAAAATGGAATCCGCGACCTTCTTCGCCTCGCCGGCCATCTTCTTCATGCCGGTAAAGCTGGTGTGCGTGGCGTTGGCGAACTGCTTCTGTGCCGTGGTCGCCGAGTTCAGGTGCTTTGAGATGTTGTGCGTCTGTTCCGCGATCGCTGCCACGCCCGCGTTCAGGACTTCATTCGCGCCCTTCCACGCCTCGGGCATGGACTTGATGTCGGCCTGATACTTGGAAAAGAGTTCGTAGAAGGACTTGAACTGCGAGTCATCTACATCAATCCCGATTATTGGCTTTTTTGCCACGTCAGGGCCTTCAGCAAGTCAACGAGATTACGCTCGCGAAAATCGCGGGCACTGCGGTAAGGGTTTTCGTTTGATTCAAACAGCTCGCCGAAGGACGCTCCGGCGGCTTGTTTCAGGCAGGCAGCGATGATGCTGGAGCCACCGAAGTCGCGGCAGGCGTCAACTTCGGCAAGGAACTCGCGTACTCCGAAAGCGGAGATGGCGTAATGGAGGCATTCAAGAGGGTAGCCGTCGCTTCCGCTATGCGCGGCCTGTCCGCCTTCTTCCCCAGCGCATAGTGGCAAGTAAAAAAAACGATGGCCGAAAGCGTCTCATCCCATTCCTCGGCATCGATCGCCTTGGATTGGATCGCCGAATCCACTGGCAGCGTCTCCCATCCGTTCGCGGTAGGCGCAAGGATCGTGGTCAACCGCTTGATCTCGGCGAACAGCGCATCCGCCAAGGTTTCCTTGGGCTTGCCCATATCCATCGGGTCCGTCCAGACTTCCGCATCCCGCTTGGCGCGGTCGCGCAGAAGCATCGCCGCGATCCGTGGCCCGGATTCCATCTGGTAGTAAATGCCCTCGCTCGCCAAATGCGCCTTCACGCCCGCGAGCAGGCGATAGTTCGCCTCGAATACTTCCCGCGAGATCGGCGTGTGGAACGCATGTAGCGCCCCGTCGCGCAAAGGCACGACGAGGTTTAACGCATCGTTGAGTTTCATGTCCACCCCTTACAGTGTAACCCCTTGATGATCACCGGGCAGGACCGGAAGGGGTGGCCGGTCTTTTCGGATTGCTCCTAGCCCAGCGAACTGTTTCCGATCAGGTGAGATTCCACAGATCGTTGTTGATGTAGTACACGCCGCGAATGGTGATCCGCACCACCGGGTCTTTGCCGTCGAAGGCCCCCGGTTCGATGCTCTGGATCACGCAATTGTCGAGCGTGGCCGGCGGATAGGACGCGCTGTCGGGATGGATCGTCACTTGCCCGATCGCCGACTTCGTTTGCGCCTGCGTCACCCACTGCGATGCGAGCGCCTGAGTCTTCAGCACGCCTACGGTGATCGTCCCGAAAACGTACGGCTCGTGTGAAGTGACCGCCCCGGTCGCCGTGCCGATAAGGTCGGCGAAGGGTTCGGAGAAGTTCACCGAGGCGAAGCTCGCCCCCATGTAGGACGAGGTGACGTTCAGCGTGGATTCGCTGGGGACGACCACCGAGCAGCGCAGCCGGTTCAGCGTGCCCTGCTGAACGAGGGGATTCGTTGCCATGATCTAGCTCCTTACGCGAACGCCACGGCGTCGAGGTTGAAGGTGATGGTCAGGAACCCGCTCTGGCCGGTGAACGTCGCGCTGAGGCCGTTGTAGATGCCGTTGGCGTAGTCGTTGGGCTGCTGCTGCGTGTAGGTGAAGAACGGGACCGCCGTGACCTCAATGGCGGAGGCGCAGCCGTAGGCGACCGCATTGCTCGCAATCTGCTGGGCCACTGCAAGCAGGGTGTTGATACCCGCTTGGTTGTAGAGCAGCGGCGGATTGGAGTTGGAACCGACGATGATCGCCTCGGCAAGGGCCTGCTTCACCTGTATCCGGAAGTAGTCCACGCCATACCAGAACGCGGCCTGCTCGCCATCCATCGTGGTGCCCTTGAACAGCGTGGCGGTGGAGATTCCGCCCTCGGCTCCGGTCAGGATCAGGTTGCCGTAGGCAGTCAGCACTGTGTTGATCGTGCTGGTGTTGCCCTGCTGCGCCCACGGCGTGACCCCGAACAGGTAGCGGAAGGCCATCGGTGCCAAGGCATTGGCGGGTCCGGGGTTGTTCACCGTCCACTGATAGAACGGGGCCGCGCCCTGCACTTCGGTGATTGCCGCCGTTGGGCTGGGAACGATTGCGAAAACCGCCTTGTTGTTGGCGTAGGCCGAGACGTGCGCAGACGTGGTGTTGATGAAGAAGTACGTCTGCCCGGAAGGCGAATCGTGGTTGGCCGTCATCGTTTGTAGGCCAGCCGAGTCGGACGTATCCCATGCCGAGTCGATCAGGTAGGAATAGAACAACTGCGGGCTGGTGCTGTCATTGGTGATGAACGTACCAAGGGCCGTCACGGCCGCCGTCCATGTCGCTTGCTCACCCAATTCCAACACGTACAAACCGACCGCCGAGCCTTGGGCGAAAAACGTCTGCGCGGCGTTGCTCACGAAGGCTGAACCGGGAATGGTGTAAGTGCCCGGGACCGTCTCCGTGCCCGGATTGGAGGCCAAGGCGTAGGTGAAGGTATCGGTGCTGGTCACAGTAGCCACGTAGGTGCCGTTGTAAGCCGCCGGAGTCGCGCCTGAAATCGTGGTGAGGAAAGTCTCACCCACTCCCAGGGACAAGACACCCGCCGTGGTGACGGTCACCAATGAAGCCGCCCAAGCAAGGGAGGTGATGGTGGCGGGCGCGGGCAATAGCGCCTGCACCGCCGAGAGATTCGAGCAATACTGATAGCCGTTCGCTGAAAGCGTCGTACCACCCGCCGAGACAATCGCGCCGCTCTGTTGCAACTGCGAAACGGAAGGAGCGGTCGTGACTTGGGTGTTGACGTTGACAATCGTCGGCGTGATGGTGGTCGCCATGGGCGTCTCCTATCAGGCGAAGGACACGGACAGGACTTGACCCGTGCCGGGGACAATCAAGATGCCGGCGGCGCAAGGCCATTCCAGTTCGTAGATGCCAACGGTGTTGGGAATATCGGCGATGAGGTTCGCGGCGATGTTTCCGCTTGTGGTCGAGGCGTCGTAGGCGGAGCCGGCAGCGGAACCGGCCGTGTTGACGCTGACGCGAAAGAGCGTGCCGGGGGTGGCCTTGACCACGGTCGCTGCCGTGATGTTCAACTTCGAGGCATTACCGCCATAACGCGGGACGAGGGCATTCTGAGGCATGACTGACTCCGATCAGAGGTTGGTTGTGACGGTTGCCGAAAGGATGTAGCGGCGTGCAAGGGCATCGGCAGTGCCCAAGTAGTAGGACGCCGAAATCTGGATGCATTTCTTCATCGCAATGGCGGCAATTTCCGACTGCGTGCGTTTTTCATCTTGGATCGCGGGCGAGTTGCAAAACCCGAAAGCATCCGTGTCGCGCGAGTACTCCATGAGCGACACAAAAAACTGGATGGCCTCTTGGTTGTTGAGGCCGTACAGCGTCAACCGGACTTCATCGCGCAAAAGCTGCGAGGAAGGCCAGTCGTATAACGTCGCCGGATTGCCGACCGATTCCGGCACTCCGGGAGGAATCAGAATCGGGAAAGCGCCCAGCGCTTCCGTCTTGCCCGGTTCCACGTGCGCCACGATGTAGGGAGGCTGCACGTTCTCGGGAACAAGAAAGCTCGGGTAAACCGGAAACTTGGCGTTCTGGCTCAGCCAGATCGGCAGGCTGTTCGACACGATGGGTTGTGCCGGCAGGTCCGTCTGCGCATTGATCAATTGCGATTGCAGGGCCGGATACACTGCGTTCCCGGAGTAATGCCACACCCCGGCCTGCTCGTAATATCGTCCACGCTGCCGGAAGGCGATCTGGATGGGTCCGCCGTCCGCGTCGAAACTGGCAATCCAAAGCGTCTGGTTGTTGACGCTGTTGAACTCGGTGATCTCTTGCGTGGAGGTGAAGATCACATCGTTCACGCCGATGGTCTGATCTTCGTCCTGATTGCGATCTGTCGCGTAGTGCAGTGAACCCGGATAGGCTTGGGAAGTCCCTGACCGCACCCAGAACACAAAGCCATCCTCAGCGAGCACGGTTTTCGAGTACTGCGCAAACGTGACCGTCTGGCTCTCGGCGATCGAGGCAATACCCGCCGCCATCGACGCCTGCAAATTGGTCGCAGCGCCCTCGTTTGCCAGTCCCATTTATTCCTCCAGCCACGCCCTGAAACTGGCCTGATAGAGGCCCGTGTCCACGAAGGCGGTACGCGCCTTGTTTTTCTTGGCGTGCGAGTTTTTCTTGCGGTGGCTCACGCCGGCATCTGCGGCGGCGACGGTCTGCCCGCTCACCCCGCGCCATTCGCCGCGATCCAGATAGTCCCGGAAGCGTTCCTCGATCCGGTTCATGGGGCCGGTGAAGTCAAGGCTGGGAGGCTTTCCCTGCGCCACGCTTTCGATCTCACCGGCCACGGCGTTCGCCAGTTGCTCGCCGACGTAGTCCTCGTTCAGCTCCACGAAGGTGCGCATGACGTGGTAGTCGTTTTCAAGGTACTCGGCCACCTGTCCCGTGGTCGTGGCCTTCCCGGCATCGCTGTAGGTGACTTCATTCACTCCCAGCAGGAGTTTCACGACACGCCGCAGATGTTGGGGCCGTATTGCTGGGCGTAGAACAGGTACTGCTGGCCCCATGGGGTTTTCAGGAAATCCATAGCGACCAGCGACAAGTCCTCAAGCCCTTTCGATCCCGACAGGGTTTGATTGGTCCCCTGATCGCCGCTGCTGATCACCGCACCCGCGACAAACGCAAGCAGGTTGTACTGTTTGCGCGTGTCGGAAAAGAACGTCTGCCCCGATTGGTCCGTGGCTGTGCGCAGCAGGTAATGGAACCCGGCGTTGTAGCAAGCCAGCACGTACGAAGGCGGAGGAAGCCCGGTCACGTAGTTGGCGATGTTGACTCCGTAGGTAAATGCCCACGTCAGATATTCCGAATTGTTCGGAAGCTGAGCCGTGGTCACGCCCTGGTTGTAGACGAACGTGTCGAAGTCCGCCTGATTGGGCGCGGAGGGGTCAACGAACATCAGCGCACGCTCGGCTTGTCATGGCCGTCCGGAGTCACGGTGACGCCGAACTTGATTTCCTTGCCGGTGGCCTTGGAGAAAGGCGGCACATCCTGCGAGACTTCCAGCGAAGTCACCTTGGCCCCGCGCCTGCGAGTGCGCTTGTCGCGCAGGGCTGCATCGAATCCCAAAGCGCCCTTGGTCAGTTCGTCCGCCGAGCGCTGATCCTGCTCGTTGACTAAGGCCTCGTGCGCGGCCTCGATCTTGCCCACCGGAATCGGCTTGTCCAAGCTGTAGAGAAGGCCGGAGTATTTCTGGAGCTTTCCCGACGCATCCCGCGCCGGACGCGCGCCAAAGACCTCCAGTTGCTTGACAACGGAATCGGTCTGCGCGGCATTCCAGTCATCCCCCACCTTGACCTGTTGGCCGCTGGGGATGTTCACGACATGGATGCGCGTGCGCTCGGGAACTCGGAAGTTCGGGCGATAATGTTGTTTGGTGGTGTTGGCTATGTACATGGTGTTGCCCCTTTGTTGAGAGGGCGACGCCGGTTGCCCGGACGCCGCCCAATAAAAAAGCCCCTCTCGGGGCCGGTTCACTCCGCTTGCAGCGTGGATCAGTACGGCATCGAGAGCAGGTAAAGGCCCTGCGGACGCACGCACCAGCCGCACGTTGCGCGCAGCTTCTGCACTTCCGTGATCGCGCCATCCGGGATCGGAGTCGGGATCTTCATCGGAGCCGCCATGTCGGTGTACATTAGGTTCACGGCGTTCAGATGCGGCTTGGTCTTGCCGAACTCGTTGGTGTTGAACTGGTCGATGCTCGGGGTTTCGATTTCCGGCATGGTCAGGATGATCATGTCCGAACCGCCCGCGCCCTTGCCTTCCAGCGTGTCGTCGTAGTACCACTCGATCGTGTAGCCGGCGTCTTGCGCAACCTGCTTGATCACTTCGGCGGTCGTGGACGAACCCGCACCCGGACGCTGGTAACTCGTCACCTGCACGATGTTGGCAAGCTGGAACTGCATGAACACGCGCTGCGGCCCCAGAATGACGATCTTGCCCTTCTGCTGGTTGCCGGTCTGGTACATGCCGACCACAAGGTTCGTGATCTGCTGCAACAGCCATACCGCCATCTCGCCGTTGTCGTAGGTCGAGGTCGTGGTATTGCCGTAGGAGTCCGCCGGCAGGGTCACCGCCGTCGCGCCCACGGTGTTCACCAGACCCTCGCCATTGCCCGGCGTCAGGCCGTACAACAGCATGGAACGCAGGCCCTGGTAGATGCCCTGCTTGTTGGCGAAATCCAGCGCCTGCGGCAACGCGATGTTGTAGGACGCGGCAGCCGCCACATCCTCCGGGCCGTACTCGCACCGGGTCATCAGGTTGTAGGTCTGGGTGCTGCCGTAGGTGCCGACCAGCGACGCAGACGGCAGGAAGCTCGGCGAGAACTGCGAGGCCAACTGTTCGCTGCGCACGTCAATGGAGTTGATGTATGCGTACAGGTCGCCTTCGCCGAGCTTGACGCGCGGTGCGCCACCTTCCAGCAAGTCGAAGCAGCCCGAAGGCTGGGCGTAGGTGAGGATGGCATCCGGTTCCGAGAAACTCGGATGGACTTTGAGTTGTGCTGCAAAATTGGCTGACATGGCTTGTCCTTAGAGCTGAATGATGGCCACGTCGCCCGTGGACCAGGTGACCGCGCCCGTGCCAGAGTTGTAATTCACAATCTTGGCATTGGTGCTGACGCCTACGACCTTGACGTTGAGGGCGGTGCCCGAGGCGTAGGGGATGAGCTGCTGGTTGGTGAAATCCCACTGGACTTGGGTGTTGATCCCGTTGCCCTCGACGGCCGTAAGCAGCGCGGCGGTCGCGAGTACAGGGATGCGGATATTGCTGCCCAAGCGGTAGTACGGCAGCGACATGCCGGCGGAGGCCGTCTGCACGTTGTTCCCCGGCGTGTTGATCATGTTGTAGCCGCGATTGAACACGCTGAAGCCGGTCACGTTGGCCTGTGTGGACGCAAGCTCCACGCTGTTGCCAGCGCCATCGGCACCGGCCGTGGCCACCAACTCGGTCAACGCCATGCCGCCCCACAGGGGTTGCGTGACGGTGGAATTGATAGCCGCGCTCAAGAGCCACTGGCGGGCGGACGGATCAGCCAAGGCAATGCCCTGGGTATAACCCTGCGTGCTGCTGAGGAACGAGCTCGGCGGCGCAACCGTCAGGGAAGGATTGATGGAGATGCTCATTAGTTGACTCCTCGACGGGTTGCGGCATCAGCGATGCGCACGGTCATGCCCCGAGCCTTGAACGGGCCGAGCCATGCCTTGGGATCGCCGTGGAACTTGGTGATGGTGCGGCCGGCGCCATCGGTGGACTTGATCGCGACCAAGCGGCCATCCAGCGGCTTGTCCGGGTTCATGGCCGCAGCCTGCGCGTCGGCGAAGATGCGCTCCTCGATCACGCCGAAGGAGGTATCGTCCAGCGCGTCCAGCTTGATGCCCTTGGTGCCCGAGCTGTGCTTCTGGAACTTGCCGGCCATGCGCTTGCGGTACTCGATCGGGGTTTCGCCAGCGAGCGGCGGGGTGATCGAATCACCAAACATCTGCGCCAGCGTGTCGGCGCGCTGCTGCACGCGGGCCAGCTCGTCGCGGTCGGTGGCCGACAGCGGGCGAACCAGACGCGAGAACCGCGCATCCATGTCGGCAATGCGCTGCCGCAGATCGGCGTTTTCCTTGGCCTGCGCATCGGCGCGTGCGTCCATCTTTTCCTCCGAGTCTTTCTTCTCTTCGACCTTCTCCTTGTCGTCTTCTTTCTCGGACGCCTCTACCTCGGCATCCGCCTTGTGTTCGTCGCATTCGGCCATGTCGGCCTTCTGTTCCTGCGCGACCTTGCCGGCGATCTTCTCGGCGGCTTCCTTGTCGCAGCCTTCGCCTGCCACCTTCTTTTCCAGTCCTTCGAAGCTATCTCCCTTTGCCTCGATCGCATCCAGACGCGAGCAGGCCGCGTCCAGCCGCTTTCCCAGCTCATCGGCCCACGCGGGCACTTGCTCTTCGACTGCCATTGCAGTTTCCTCTTGTGTTGAACGAACCCCTTTCGGTTCCCCGCCTTTGTCCCAGACTCCCTCCTCGCAAATGGCGAGATGATCGAGGTAAGACGGTTTGCCCTCGATCAGGAGTGTTTTCCCATCCACTTCCAGTTTTTCGGTGTCCTCGGCATTCCTGAACACCACCGCCGGAGACGTGCTCGCGTGCGTGGTGCGCATCAGGTTGGCCGCATCCTCGTCGTAGACCTTGGCGATGCCCCACACCTCGTCACCCTTCACGTAAGGCAATACCACCGTGCCAATAGCGCGCTGGCGGTATTCCTCGGTGTTGAGGAGGGTGTCTTTCGGGTGTACGAAAATCAGCGGAAGGCCGTTGCACCGCTCCAAGAAATCCGCCGACAGGAAATCTTCCGGGGGGCGATAGACGTACTCATCCAGAGCCGTACGGTAGCTCGTCCCGGTGCCCGTGACACGGACATCGAACAGCCAGATGTTTTCGTACTGCTGCGGGCTATCCAGTTCGCCGTCGCGGATGGCTTTGGCGATGTCCAGTTCAGTGCCCACCAGTAACCGGATGCTCTTGGCGACCTCGGGATGCGTGTTCCCCGGCAATTCACTGGCCGAAAACCACCCAGAATCCAAGCTCTCGTCGCACAACACCGGATCGAAGTGCGGAACATCGGCCAGAAAGGTCGTGAACCGCACATTGCCGGATTCACTGGTGCGCACAAGGCGCATCTCGCCGCCCGGAAAGCCCGTTTCCTCCTCCGTCTCGCGCAACGCGCCATCGGCCAAAGACTCACCTTCTTTCAGGTGACCACCGGGCTGTACCCACACACCCTCGTCGGCGTGCAGAAGCAACAGGAACTTGCTGGCCGGATCTCGCAACAGGATGCCGGCGCAGATTTCAACCTCTCCGCTCACGCCGCCACCCTCGTCTCTTCCAGTGCGTACCGCCCCTTGGCCGTCAGCATGTATTCGGGCAGTTCTCGCAGGCTGTGCAGGTACACGTACCAGCAGCGGCAGAACGGCTCCTCACCCACGCGCTGGATCTCGTCGGTATAGCCATCGCCCTTGTTCAGCAGGCCGCGCTGCATGGCCCAGCTATTGCGGATCGCAAACACCTTGCCATCGCGCGCTAGATGCTCAGGACGCGCGTCGTAGTGCTTGTCGTGCCGCCCGTGCGAGCGCCACACCGCAGCAATCGCCCCGGTCTGGATCGCCAGCACTTCGTTGATGGATGCGACCAACTTGTGGCCTTGGTCGATCTGAACCCGGCGCACCTCGAACGGAATGCCCTTCACGGCCTTGCCGATGTCGGCCTTGGTTTCGGCCTTGTCCACCACCTTGGAGCCGCCAGAGGGAACCGATGAGGCCCAGCCCGAGAACCGCTGCAGGGTCTTTTCGATCGCCTGGTCGCGGTTCAACTTGATCAGGTTGGACGAGGCCAGAATCCTCCGGTCAAGCTCGGCGCGAAGCTGCGGCTTGATCTGGTTCACCCGGTAGGGTTGCAGACCCAACTGCATCTTTTGCAGCTTCGCAGGCTTCAGCGCGCGCTCGAAAGCCGCATGCATCGCCGCCGCGATCTGTGTATCAATGTCCAAATCCTTCGGGGCCGAGAGCATCGCCGCATAGCGCAGCCTGCGTAGCCATTCATGCAAGCGTGCGATGTCGTCGAAGCCATAGGCCGTCATGTCCCGGACGGCATCTGCTAGCACGTCCGCAAATCTGGGCTTAGATGTCATACGCCGCCCGTGTCTCCGGCTCTTTTTCTGCAGGAGCAGGGGGCACGTACTCGGCCATCGCGTCCACGTCAATTTCCAGCGGACTCGACACCAGCATCTTGCGGGCGTTCATCGTGTCCGCCAGCCAAGCCGCAATCGTGGCCTTGTTCAGTGGGTCGGCCACCGGCAGCAGCATTTCCGCTACGCCAATCGCCGACTCCATGATCTTGGCGTCGCGCTCGACTGCCTTGGAATCAGGTTCAACGAGCAGGTTCGGCCACTCCGCAGAGAATGCGTTCTTCCACTCGTAGAATGCCGTCTGGTAGGGCTTGTCTGCGTACTCGGGATACTTGCGCTGAATGGTTTTGTAGAACTCAGGCGTCCATGCGCGGTGCATGACAATCACATCGAAATAGTCATACAGCGGCTGCATTTCCACGCGTACGCCGTCGATGTAGCTGGCAATGGACTTGGCGTCCTCCGTGCCCTCGCCAAACCCTTCCGCCAGAGTTTCCTGATTGATCATGGAGGCGGGCATATTTGCCGCCGTCGCGATGTTCTTCAGGATGTTGTTGCGAGCGAACTCGGCGGCATCCCGCAGGTTCTTGAGATCCACCGACTGCAAGTCTTCATCCACCCCCAGCGACAACACATTGCCGGTTGCGGCATCGTTGATCGTGTTGCGCTTGGCGGCGAAAAAAACCTTGGTTAGGTTGTCGATGATTGAAGATGGCGACTTGAGCTTGGCGACCAGCAGCGCCGCCTTCTTCGTCACTACATCGTCCGTGATCATGGACTGGATGTAGGACTTCAGCGGGTACAGCGCACGCTGGTAAACCGAACGGCCTACGAACCCGAAGGCCGAGGTCGTCCACTGGATGTAGATTGGCTCCTCGTTCATCACCACCACCGCGCGGGAGGGGTGATAGAACTGCGCGCCGGACCGGATCGACTTGGGCTTCTGGAAGTCCGGGGCGTTCGGGTCTTGCTCCAACACCAAGGAACCCGCCGTGTTCAGCGGGTCCAGGATGTTGAAGTACAGGTCCTGCTCATGCAGGGTCGTGAGGTCCAGAGGCTTATCCGGATCAGCCTCGCGCGTCCCCACGACAATCGAACCAATGCCGTAGATGCGCGATACCCGCATGGTGTTGTTGATTAGCCGATCCGCTCCGATCTTGCCGAGCTTGCGCCACTCGCGCCCGTAAACCTCGATCAGATCCTTTTCCGGCGCGTCCGGGATCGTGATCGTGCGCGGCAGGGATTGAGCCAGTCCGACTGGCCCATCCACCATCTTTGCGCCCAGCGGGTGATAGCTGTAGAGCGCCTTGCACACCTGATAGCTGGGGTCCGTTCCGGGCACGATGTCGCCTTGGTTCAGAATCCACATCAGCTCGGACGATCCGCCCCCGGTCGCGGTCAGTGAAGCATTGCCGCTGTCAGGGTCATTTCCGAACGATGCCATCAATAGCCCTCAGCGTTGCCCAGTCCGATTGCGATGCCATAGGTGAAGCAGTCCAGCAGGTCCATCTGGTGAGCGTTCTTTTCGCCCACGCGGAATCCGCACACCTGAGAGATCAGGTGATTGCGGACTTGCCCGCGATAGTTGGTCGTCTTGTCGTAGGCTTCCGGGGTAATCTTTACTTCTCCCCGATACACGTAGCCCGACACGTTCAGCGCCCGCCCGTCCTTGCCCAGAGCGGTCAATTCCGCCGGCAACTCCTTGGCAGGCATTCCATGCTTGGCGGCGTGCTGCAACAGGGTGATGCCGCTCGCCTTGTCCTCGATCCATGGACCCGCCCATCCATGCCGCGCCTGGTACTTCGCGGCCAATTCCTCCAGCCTGCGATGCACGCTCGGTAACCAGTCCGCGAGCAGGTTGGACGTGATTTGCAACACGTCCCAATCCAGGATTACCAGCGGATGTCCGCTCACCCGGTTGCGGGCGAAGTACACCACCGCCGTGCCGTCGTGTTCCTTGCCGTCCTTGAGCGCCGTATCTATGACCGCGTACACCACATCGGTTCGCAGCGGCATCTGGCAGGGCTTGCCATCAACCAGTAGCGAGTCCTCGCTGAAGAAGGCAGAACCCTTCCAGTCCACGAACTCCGCCAGATATTCCTGCTGGTACACCAGCGGCGGGTATTCGTCTTTGAGCTTTGCTACCGCCTCAGGATCAAGCGTCGGATTGCTCGACGTGGGAGCGTGGAACTCTTGCCATCCCAGCGTCTTGTCCGTGCATATCTGATAGAACCAATTCTCAGGATCGGCCCCGTTCGGGGTGCTCATCGCCCATGCGAAGCCTTGATAATCCAGAAGGGTCGGCGCGATTGCTCGCTGCCAGACATCCCTCATGTCGTCCCCGGCGAAAGCTCCTTCATCAATCAGCACGCCCTTGTATTTTCGGGATCGGCCGGCGCGCGGATTGTTCAGTGTCCAGAAGTCAATACGCCCACCCGTCGTAAGCCGGATCACTCCCTCGGTCTTGTTGGAGTGCTCCGTGATCGGCCTGAGCGTCTCCTCAAGCTCCCGGTAGGTTTCCGAGATGATCTTGTAGTCGGGTGCGAAGATACCGAATGGCCATCCCTTGGCGGCCGTCTGCGCGGCTATCGTGCCGCCCAGCAGGGTCTTGCCCCACCTGCGCCCGCATCTCAGTGCATTAAACCTTGACCGCTGATTCCACGCTTTAAGCTGCCCCTCATGCGGAGGGGTGAGGACTATCCGATGCTCCGTCATCGGGTAGACCCCCGTGAATATGGACAATGACGCCGCCAGTCTTCGTGGCGTCTTCGTTTGCTTGCAGCGGGATCAATCTTCCGACTAGACCCATAAAGGCGACCGGAGTATCCAGCGCCCGCGCCTTCAGATATGCCACACCACCAGCCTCATGCAGCGCCTCGGTGATCATGTCCTTGACCTGCGCGGTCAGTTTGTTGGGCTGACCTTTCTTTCGGCCACCCCTACGTTCGCCGGGTTTTGATCCTCTCCCAGCCATGGCTATCCATCACTACTGTTGCAATCGGGCACAGACTCAGGCCGAGCCAATGCCTGCTGTGAAATACACGGCATTCGTACCCGTGGAAGCCAGTACACCGATATGCGACTGCCCACTCAGGCTGAAGGTCACCACCGCGCCAGCAGGCACGGGAATGCCATTGGCGGGCGTACCCACAATCGGGGCCACCACAGTCACGGCCGATGTTCCGAACGCGACGAATACCGCCGCCGTCCCGGTGTTGGCGACCTGTACCTCATGATTCCATGCTGTCAGGGTTCCAGGCAACGGAATAGCCGCACTGGATGACGTGGTAGTGGCAGAGAGACAGCCCGTGTTCGATGATGGGGAAAAACTAGACATGAGTATTCCTAAGCGAATGCTGCTGGCGTGGGGTGAGGCTCATGGGAATAAGTAAACTCTTCTCGGCGGCGCCGGTACATTAAATCCCGGTCTTGTCCATCACCGACACGGCCGCGCTACCCAGCCGCACGCAGCCTTCCCGGCCTTGTTGTGGACCACGATCTGCTTGGCTGTCGAATCGGTCAGCACGTCCGCGCAGGCGACGTCAATCTGCCGGAACGTGACGCACTCGGCACGATTGTCGGGTGGCGGGCAGTATGGCTTGGCCGGCGCCGCGGCACAGGCGGCCAGGATCAGCAGGCAGGCGATGATCAGCGCGCGCGTCACCATGTTCCCTTCTCCAGTTCGGCGGCAGCCGTTCCCGGCTTGGCTTGCCCGACTTGCTGGGCCGGTGCGTCCGGGAGAGATTGCGCAGACTGCTCTGCCTCTGCGCGAATCTTGCCGGCGGCGATCACGTGCTCGTCGGCCTCGACCTGCGCTTCAGCCCTGTCGGCGCGCTGGGTTTCGCTGGCGAGCTTCCGGCGTTGTTCCCAGCGCGTGAGCCAGTTCAGCGTCCACGTCAGGAGCGCGCCGATGATCGTGTCGAGCATGGATCAGCTCGCGGCCGGCGCGGCTTTGTGCTTGAACAGGCCAGCGGTGTTGAAGGCCGCGACCCATGCATTGATCAGCGGCCCGGCAATCGCTTGCAGGTCGCCTACCACGCCCACATCGGCGGACACGCCGGCAAGGAAGGTATTCACCTTCGCCTCGGCGGCAGCGAACTTCTGGTTGCCGTTGAAGCCC